GCGAGATTTGTAACCAAAGGCGCCAGATCGTTGGGCTACATCCGGTATGTACCGGGGTAGTGTCGACGCGAGATACGCGGCTGTCGATAGCATAAACTTTTGGTAAAAGTTGTTTGCCGTCGCCACCACACTCGCTAACGAGGCTGGTTTGCCATCGTACCAACCATGCCAATACGCAGGGGTCACGTCGACCCCACGAAAGGCATCAACGCCACAGGACTCCCTGAACTCTCCAGTCCAGTAAGTCTTTGTGTCGTTAATCTTGAAGTGTAATACTTCAAGCAGCTGTACGAGAAGCTCCCGACAGTCAGAGGGAATGACTATGTCATCCCCAAAGACGGCGATGCTTCCTCGGAGGGACTCAATGTTCTTCAACGTAGCATTAAGCCCGCGCTTTACCAAGGCGCAGGACACTGCCACGCAAAGAAATATGAGCGATTCCACCGGGAAGGTACAGGCGCTACCCATAGTTGAGAATTTTCTCAGCCGGATGACCTCAGGCGCTCGCGCGCTGAGAGATTGTCCGACGCTACGGGTTCGAGTTGCACGCAGGGCAGATAAGAGGCGGGAATTCCGCCTGAATGCCTGCCCAACAGCGTGACAAGACACTCGATCGCTAGCTGCCGACAAGTCGACAGTAGCCAACGAACCGTCTCTTGAGCCAATCCGCGCAAGCTCTTGATTGAGTCGCTGATCGCGAAAGCGAACAAACGAGCCAATCCAGCAAGCTGCTGATCGGTCGGAGAAATAGTGCCACAGGTTTTGTTGGCACCATTGATTCGCGCTCGGCTCCGCGGCGATGAGCCGCGGTTTCGAGAACGATTTCGGGACAGCGACCATCCTTGAACTTTGGTTCTCTGAACCACAGTCCGAAAGATGAGACTGTCGTGTTGCCCAAGCCGAATAGCTATGGAAAGCATAATCGGCGAACGGGAACTCGGTTTCCAGAGTTTCTGACCAGGCGCGCCAACTATACTTGTTGGCGATCCCAGTAAACTCTGCAACAGCTCCTGGTCCGTGCTTGAACCTCCAATCGGATGGATCGTAAGATCCGAGACTGGCGGTAAGGATTCCTGACACTTTGTCAAGAACCCCAAGGACGATCGTGAGAACTTTCCGCGAATGCGGAAAGAGAGCGTTAGCTCGCGCCCCGTAGAGGGACGACTTTTCGAAACCATGAAAGGTCTCCTTTATAGAGGCGTGGGCCTCGGTCTCTCCCTCCCAAAACCGATCTGGTTCGGGCAGGGTCTGATCGACTGCATAGAATTCCTCGACTTCCGTCGCGGCCTTTTCTGCAGTGCAAGGGAAGCTAGCTTTCTTCGCGGCAAAGACAATCTGCCGCAAGAAGGTGATAGCCTCCAGGTTTGCGTCGTCCTTCAAACGACCAGTCTCATCGAAAATCAGTAGGTATAACCCTCGCATAAAAGCGGGGACTAATACGCGACCT